TGCAAGGACAGCTCAACGTGTTGAAAGACGGTTTGCAGCAACACCTCGACTCGCTCAACAACGATGACGTGAGCGACGATCAAATGAAAAAGACCGATGATTTTCATTTGAAGATCACGCGCAAAACCAAGCTGCTCGAGCAGTATGTGGCATCGGAAAAGGCGCTCGGCATCACCGCCTCGGGCAACGATGACTCCGTGCATGAGATCCGCATGCCTACCCGCACGGTGCCGAAAGTGAGCGACGGGATCCAGCGCGTGCCGGCGCAAGCCTCGACCTACAAGCCCGGCGATTACTTTTGGAAATCGCTAGTGGTGCTGGCAAAGGCCAGGAGCGAACGCTACGCGATGAAACCGCCGCTCGAGGTGATGCGCGAAACCGTGGGCGAAAACGAAAAGGTGCGCGCCGTCTATGACGCCATCGTGGGCAAGGCCGCGACCGTGCCGGCGCTCACCACCACCACCGGATGGGCGGCCGAGCTGGTGCAGATCGAGCGGCAGGCATTCATGGAGTCGCTGCAGCCGAAAGCGGTTTTCGGCCCGCTCGCCTCGCGCGGCCTGGCGTTCACGTTCGGCACCAATGGGATCATTTCGATTCCATCGCGCAACGCCACGCCCACCATCGCCGGCTCATTCGTGGGTGAGGGCGCGGCGATCCCGGTGCGGCAAGGCGCATTCTCGGCCATCACCATGACGCCAAAGAAAATGGCGGTTATCACCGTATTCTCGCGCGAGATCAGCGAGCATTCGGATCCCGCCATCGAGGGCCTGCTGCGCACGGCCATTAGCGAGGATACCGCGGTGGCCATCGACAGCGTGTTGATGGACGCCAACGCCGCAACCGCGGTGCGGCCGGCCGGGCTGCGCAACGGTGTGGCGACATTGACACCGACCGCGGGCGGCGGATTCACCGCGGTGCTCGGCGATGTCAAGCAGCTCTATGCCGCCCTGCAAACCATCACGCTCGGCAACGTGCGGGATCCGGTGTGGCTCATGCCGCCGGCCCTCGCGCTCGCGCTGACGTTGACGGTGTTGCCGAATGGCACATGGGCGTTTCCATCGGTGACGGTGGATGGCGGCTCGCTCGCCAACATCCCCATTATCGTTTCGCCGAACGTCACCGCTGACACGCTGTTCCTCATCGACGCCGCAGACTTCGTGACCTCGAGCGGCGGCGTGCGCGTGGACCTCTCCGATTCTGCCACGCTGCATATGGAGGACACGACTCCGGGGCCGATCGCCACCACCGGCACACCGAACGCGGTGGCCGCGCCGGTGCGCTCGCTCTATCAAACCGACACGCTCGCCATCCGAATGATAATGCCGCTCAATTGGGCATTCAGGCGAACGGGCATGCTGGCCTACGTCACCGGCGTGACCTGGAAATAATCAAACCGAATAGCGGCCGCGCCAAACAGCGCGGCCACGCGTTAACAGCGTGCGGGGATTCCCAACCGAAAGGAAACGGCCATGGCCGAAAGCACAGCAACCACCACCGCAAAAGAGCAGCTCGCGAAAGACTCCGAAGCCAGAAAGAAAATGGTCGAGGAGGCGGCCAAGCGAATGGAAACGGCAAAGCCAACACCGAGCCAGGATGAAAACGACCAGGCGCGCGTGGGCATCGACGTGAAAGACAAGGCCGACGATGGCAGCGGGCCAGAGGTCAAGCTGACGTTGCAGCGTGAGCAAACGGCCGACAAGCCGGCCGCCAGCTACAGCACCCGCCAAACCGAGCCAAAGAAACCGGCATGAGCAACGGCCGCGGATTGATATCGCGGATCCTGGCGCCCTTGGCCAAAGCGGTCGAGGGCGCCTATCGGCCTGGCCCATACTATCTGCCGCTCACCGGCGGATGGTTGCCCGATAGCGTTGGCAAAAATGTCAACTGGTGGCAGCTCGGCTATGATCCCATCGGGATCTCGAGCCAATCGGCCATGGTCGAGGCGTGCGTGTCGGCCTATTCGCAAACCGTGGCCATGTGCCCTGGCACGCATTGGCGATTGAAAAGCGACGGCGGCCGCGACCGCATCACCACCAGCGCATTGCATCGCATTCTGCGCCAGCCGAATGTTTATCAAACGATTTCCGATTTCCTATTGAACGGCGTGCGCTCGGTTTACCTCGAGGGCAATTGCTATGCGCTCGCGCTGCGCAATTCCCGGTTTGAGGTCGAGGAGCTGCACCTCATGGATTCGCGGCAGAGCTGGCCGCTCATCGCGGAAACCGGCGATGTGTTCTACCACCTGGCCGGCAATGATGTGATCGACAAGCAAACCGGCGGCAAGCCGCTCACCGTGCCGGCGCGCGATGTGCTGCACATCCGCCTGCACAGCGCCGACCGCAAGCGGCCTTATCCGCTTAAGGGTGAAACACCGTTGACGGCCGCAATCATGGACATGGCCGCCGGCAATGCCATTCAGCAGCAGCAGATCCAGTTTTATCTCAACCAGGCGCGGCCCTCGGCGGTGCTTTCGACCGACCAGGTGTTGCGGCCCGAGCAGGTGCAGCAGCTCCGGCAGGGATGGAATGAGCAGGCCAAGGGCCTCGAGGCCGGTTGCGGGCCAGGCGGCACGCCCATCCTCACCGCCGGCCTCAAGGTGGTGCCGTGGGGCACCGCCGGCAAAGATTCGCAGCTCGCCGAAATGGTGAAGATGAGCGACGAAAAGATCGCGCTCGCGTTTCGCATTCCCATGGCCATCCTCGGCGTGGGCGGTATGCAAACGTTCGGCTCAACCGAGATCTTGATGGGACAATGGATCTCATCGGGGCTCGGTTTTTGTTTGAATCACGTCGAGGAATCTTTCGGCCAACTATTCCAGCTCAAAGGCCAGCCCGAGGAGTATGTCGAATTTGACACCTCGGCGCTGCTGCGCTCGGCGTTCAAGGACCGCATCGACGGCCTGGTTAAGGCGGTGCAGGGCGGCGTGCTCTCGCCTAATGAGGCGCGCCTGCTCGAGGGATTCCCCAAGGTCGAATTCGGCGATGAGCCGCGGGTGCAGCAGCAGGTGGTGCCATTGAGCGCGGCCGCTGGAATCCCGCACACACCGCCAGCTCCTCGACCTGGTGCCGCGCCGCCGGCACCTGGCCCGGATGACAAGCCACCGCCGGCCGATGACAAGCCACCGCCGGAAAAATCGCGCAAGGATCTCCCCGATGCCCGAGCAATCCGCGCTGCTGCCGATCGATATGAACGGCGACGACTCATCGCCTGACTCGCTCGCGGACATCCTCGGCCAGGTGGTCGCGCAGGAGCGCGCGGCGTTTCGCAATGCGCGCGAGCTGCTCGAGGCGCAGGCCGCGGCCACGCTCGCCAACCTGCGCGCCGCCGAGGTCGAAACCCTGGCGCGCATCGAGCGCATGGTGGCCGAGCGCCTGGCGGTGGTGCGCGATGGCGAGCGCGGGCTGCAGGGCCAGGACGGTCAACCAGGGCCAGCCGGCGAGCGCGGCCCGCCAGGTGAGCGAGGGCAAGATGGCAAGCAAGGTGAGGCGGGACCGGCCGGCCCGGCAGGGCCAGCAGGCGAGCCCGGTGCTCGCGGCGATAAGGGCCTCGACGGTGTGGGCGGCACGGTCGGCCCGCAAGGCCCGCCTGGCCCGGCTGGCGAGCGTGGAGCGGCCGGCGAGCAAGGCCCGCTAGGGCCGGCAGGGCCGCGCGGTTTTGAAGGCCCACCAGGCCCGCGCGGGGCCGAGGGTGAGCTGCCGATCGCCAAGGCCTATGAGGCCGGCGCGGTGCAGTATGCCGGCGAGGTGGTGACGCACCTCGGTGCGACCTGGCAGGCCACACGCGACACCGGCCAGGCGCCGCCGCACCCGGATTTCGTTTGCCTGGCGGCCGCCGGCAAGGACGCCACCACGCCGCGGGTGCGCGGGCTGTGGGGCGAAAAGATCGAGCCGCCCTATCAGGCGCTCGATATCGTGGCGCTCAACGGCGGATCATTCATTGCCCGCAAAGATAATCCGGGGCCATGTCCTGGCGAGGGCTGGCAGCTCCTCGCCAGCCAGGGCCGCAACGGCAAGGCCGGCGAGCCCGGCGCCGCCGGCAAGGCCGGCGAGCGTGGCCCACAAGGCATCAAAGGGGATCCAGGCCCGCGCGTGGTGAGCTGGCGCATCGACCGCGCCACCTATCAGGCATTCGCGCGAATGGCCGATGGCACCGAAAGCGAGGCGCTCGAGCTGCGCCATCTATTCGAGCAATACCACCTCGAGCGAAACCAACCATGACACCGCAAGCGCAAACCATCCTGCGAGCTGCCCGCATTGCAGAGCTGAAAGCATCCGCCTCCTCGGTTGCTGCCCTCTGCAGGCCTCCGGCGGCCGTGGAATTGCCGCGCTCACGCGACGGCAACAGCGGCCGCCGGTTGCTCCTCCTGCTCCTGGCGCGCGAGCGCCGCCGCAATGCCCGCCTGGTGGCCGAGCTGATCCGATGAGCGAGCCTCTGGTTAACGTCATCACACCTGCAGCCGATGATGCGCTCGGGCTTATCAGCCTGGCGGATCTCAAAACGCTGCTCAAAATCGACACCGCCGACACGACCAACGATGCGCAATTGCAAATGGTCATCAACCAGAATTCGGCGATCCTGGCGAACAAGGCCAACCGATATCTAGGATGGGCAAAAGAAAAGGTGAGCGAGCGATGGTTTTGCGTGGGGCCGGTGTGCTGCCCGGATGGCGCGTGCAAGATCTGGCTCACGCATGCGCCGGTGAAGCTCACCGACATCGAAAGCATCGAGTCACCGCCCGGCACGCCGATCGATATAGGATCCATCCTGCTCGAGGAGTTGACCGGCAAAATCATTTTCCCCGGCGGCTGCAGCAGCGAGATCTTAATCACCTATACCGGCGGCTACAGTCTCCCCGAGGAGGCGCCTTTGGATCTGCAGCAGGCCGCCGGCCTCATGGTGCAGCAATTCCAAACGCAGGCGGCGCAGGCCGCCACCGGCGGATCCGGCGTGCGCCTCCTGGCGCACAAAGAATCCCGCATCATGTATTTCTCGCCCAAGGACATGGCCGGCGGCAACGGCTCGAGCAGCTCGAGCATGGGCGCAACGCTATCGGAATCTGCCGTCAACAATCTGCTGAAAAAATATACCCGGTATTGGATCTAGGATGGCGCTCGAGATCAAAGTCGATGTGAAGATCGCCAACTATCGCGACATCATCAAAGCCGCGGCCGACGACATGGCCAAAAGCATGCTGCTGCGCGCGCAGCTCGATGTTGCCAGCGTGGGCCGGCGGTTTATCAAAGGGATCCGGGTGCCGGTGAAACGCATCACCGGCGGCTATGACGTGCAAATCCTGCAAACGCCTGCATACAGCAAGGTTTACGAATTCGGCGGGGTGAGCAAAGGCAAGCCGATGCTGTGGATCCCGCTGCAGCGCGGCCGGCGCACGCGGGCGAAAAAACGCAAGGGCAAGCTGTTCCGGCCGAGGGGCCGCAACGTGCTCATGAACCGGAAAACCGGAAAGGTGGAATTCATCGGCGTGCCCTCGGTGACGCATCAACGGCGCACGCACCTGCGCCGCATCGCCAGCGAGGAGGCCGCCAAATTCACGCAACGCATTAAGCAGCTCATCCGGGTGTGAGCCGTGGCCCTGAATTTCTCCGAAAACCTGTACGGCATCATCTGGGACGTGATGACCAGGCCGATGACGGTGACGCCGCAGGTGAGCCAGCCGGCGGCGCCGGCCTATAGCGGGCGCTGCTATTTCGACACCAAGGAAAACGACATCCTGACCGAGGACGGTGGGATCTTTTCCGACAGTAAAACATTCATCGACATCCGCCTGGCCGAATTCCCGGTGATGCCGATGCAGGGCGACCTCATCGAGATCCCGTTTCATGAAGGCGTGCCCGGCGGATCCTATGAGGTGCTCGACCTCACCGGCAAAGGCAATGCTGGCGGCATCATCACCATGATTTTGCGCGAGGTGAAGGCGCCGACCGTTTACCAGGGCTTTCCGCCATGACCGTGCTCACGCCCGACCTGGTGCCGAACGTCAACAGCGATTCCTATTTCATCCGCCGCGGCTGGCTCGCGCGGCTGCAATTGATCCCGCCATTCAACGCCGCGGCCAAGGTCACCCGCACCAACGCCAGGCCCACGCAGGTGGAACACATCCCATTCCTCGGCTGCTATTTCATGAACGAAAACGGCGGGCCGGATGGGGATCCGAATGTCGGCGAGCCGCGATTTGTAAACACGCTCAAGCTCGGGTTTTCTTGGATCATTCTCAACAACGATCCCGAGGCCGCCGAGGACAAGCTCGACCAGGCGCATTGGGCGTTCATGAAGCTGCTGCACGATCCGGCGTGGAAAGATTTCGACAACGGGATCGTGGTTGAGGCCATCACCGAATTCTCGCGCGATACCGAATTCGGCAACCTGGCGCACAACAATGAGACGCCGATCGCCGAGCTGCGGATGGAAATCACGCTAGTGCACCGCACCTATTTCAATCCGATTATCGATGACGCATTCGAGGTGCTGCACATGACCACCAGCCAGGCCGGCGACGATCCGGCCGCGGTGCGGCCCATCATCACCGTTCTGAATCTGCCGCAGTAAACGGCCCGCCGCGAGGCGCGCCATTCCTCTCAATGGAGCGAAAGCCATGGTCAACATCGCAATGAAAATGAATCCGCTCACCGGGCGCGAGCGGGCCACCGATGCCGATTTCGATGAGGGCCGGCGAGTGGTGCGCGTGCTGCCGAAGAATGAGCAGATCCGCAAGTATCTCAAACATCACCCCTCGCGCGTTGGTTTCCTCGCCGAGGGCTCGGCCGAATGGCCTAACGATGTGTTTACAAAACGCCGCATTGCGGACGGCGATGTGAGCATTGCACCAGCCGAGCCGGCGGCCGGCGAGCAGAAGGTGCTCGAGCAGAAGGCCGCCGAGCCCAAACCTATCGACAAGAGCGGCGCCAAGGCCGCCAATCCAAAACCCACCGAATAGGCGCCCGCGCGCCTTTATCTGAAACGGCCCGCCGCGGGACCACGGCCGCTCGGCCCGACGTGAGTCGCGCCATTCCGTCAATGGAGGTTCCACTATGCCTATCAGCTATGACAACATTCCAGCTCAATGGCGCATGCCTCTCTTTTGGGCCGAGGTGGATCCGTCAATGGCGGGCCTGCCGATCGTGCGGCAACCCGCGCTCATTGTCGGCACCATGATGCTATCGACCAAAGAGGTGAGCGCGGCCGCGGTCGCTTCCGGCGGCACCGGCTACACCGTGGGCGACACCGTCAACCTCGGCAACGGCGTGGTGCTCACCGTGGGCACCGTGGCCGCTGGCGTTGTCACCGCAGCAACCGTGACCAACGCCGGCAACGTGGCGAGTGGGGCGGTGCCGAGCAATCCGGTGGCCGCAGTCTCGAGCAGCGGCGCAGGTGTCAACGCCTACTTTAATCTGACATGGGCCGATGACGTGGTGGTGCCGGGCTCGGGCCTCGGTGTTCCGAACGTGCCGATTCCCGTTGGCACGCAAATGCAGGCCGACCGCCTGGCCGGCCAGGGCAGCGAGCTGGCCTCGATGGTGGCGGCATTCCTGGCGAACAATTTCGCGCAAGAAATGTGGTGCCTGCCGGTGCCGCCCGCGCCTGGCTCGGTGGCGGCCGCCGCGCAAATCAAGGTTATTGCGCCGCCGCTCGAGGCCGGCATCATCCACCTCTATGTGGCCGGCCATCACATCGACTCCATCGTGGTTGGCACCACCGACACGCCGGCCACCATGGCCAGCATCATCGCAGCGCGGATCGAGGACGATCCCACGCTGCCGGTGCACGCCAGCGCGGCCGCCGATGTCGTCACCATCACCTGCAAAACGGCCGGGGTGAACGGCAACGACATCACCTTGCAGCTCAACTATTACGGCAAGGTCGGCGGCGAGGAGCTGCCGCCCGGCGTCATCCTGGTGGTGCCGCCGCGGCTCGGCCAGGGCACCGGCGCCGTGGTGGGTGCCGGCGTGCCGGATTACGATCCCGGCATTAGCGCGCTCGGCGAACACGAATACGAATACGTGGCGCTCGCGCACACCGACTCCAACACCCTGTTTGATTGGGAGCAGGAATTCGGATTCGAGGATCAGGGCCGATGGGGTTGGATGCGCCAGCTCTACGGGCACCTGTTCTGCGCCAGGCGCTCGACCTATTCCGATCACATCATCTGGGGCGAGACTCGCAACAGCGGCGTGACCTCGAGCATGGGCATCGAGCCCACCGCGGCCTCGCCGACCTATGAATGGGCGGCGGCATACTGCGCCAAAGCAGCTCGCGCGCTCACCAACGATCCGGCCAGGCCGCTGCAAACCTTGTCGCTCAACCGCATCAAATCGGCGCAGCCGCACGATCGATTCATCCTGCCCGAGCTTAACAGCATGAGCGGCGTGGGCATCGCCACGCAAAAGACCGGGCTCGATGGCGTCACCCGGATCATGCGGGAAACGACCACGTATCAGCTCAATACCTAT